GCTGACTTCGTTGATAACTTTCTCGACTTCGACATATGTCATTTCGTTCAAGTCGATAGTGCGACCTGTTGAAGCCTTGAGAAGAATCTTCTCGTACGTCGCTGGTTTGAGATTCGCTTCTTCAAGCCAACTTGGAATCCATTTGTTGATCCATTGTTGGCGAGTTTCTTCTTGAAGACGTTGTGCCTCGGCTGCTCGAACGACCAGTGCGGCGTCCTCGCAAGCCTCATTGCAGTACGTGACCGAGTTCCAATGACCCGCTCCTCGTGCCACGTACTTGTGACAGAAGAAGCAGTCGGCTGATTCGAAGTTCGCTCCCATCTCATGCACCGATCGCTGTCAAAGCGTCTTCGAGAGTTGCGTAGTCGTTGCTCTTGAAGTCAACGCTGACGACTTTGAGAAGTGCGTTGAGTCGAGCGATGCCTGCGTCGTTGCGCTCGTTGTTCTTTGTTGACATCAATTTGCCGACGACTTCGACGATTGAGTAGGTCTTGCCACCACCACGTGAACCATTGCCGACGTGCGACTTGATCTTCTTCGGAAGTTGACTTGCGAACTGTTCTGCTTCTTCACGAGTTGCGAACTCTGCACGTGCGTCGTATGCGTAAGGCACAGGATTGCTCGTGCTGTAGTTGTTGATCGTGAGGGTCATGTTGAGGTTCTGTGTCGTTGTCATATCTTCAGCATATACACGTGCTTGTACAACGTGCGACATATTCGAGAAGATTCTGCAAAATATGTCTCTGACCAGCACTTATGTCAGCCAAGAATCAGCAGAATCAGCAGAATCAGAGTCGAATCGACAGCCCGAACAACACTCAGACACGCACAGTGAGCAGACAATTCAGCACGTCAGAATGATATTCTCGTGATGCCTTCGTGCGCTCGTCGCCTCACTGCGAGAGATCATGAGAAGAGTCTTCACAACACTGAGTCGAGTTCTGCTGTATGCGGGTCTCTTGCTTGCATGGGTTCAACCAGCGCACGCAGACTCAAGACTTGTGATCACTGCACCGACAGACTTCAACTTCGAGTTCGCAGAGTCGACACAGTTCTTGGCACAGACATATCAATCGGGCGATCTTCCTTCTGACCCGCAACTGTGGTTGTACAACAGCGACAACGAACTGATCGTCACGAACGACGACTACGTGGGTCTACAGTCGAAGATCGATCTCTTGCTGTCTGCTGGTTCGTATCGTCTTCGAGCGTCGACGTGTTGTCACGAACCTGATGTATGGCGAGACGGTGCTGTATGGAATGTTCAGTACGAGTTGACGTTCAATGAATCACAAAGTGATTCAACGTCGACGACTGCACCTGAGACGACGACGACAACTTCGACGACGACAACTGAGCCTGCTACAACTACAACGACGACGACAACTGAACCTGCTACAACAACGACGACAACACAACCGGCCACTACAACGACAGTTATACAAACAACGACGACCAGTGAGGTGACGACATCGCTACCAGCAGAAGTATCTACGACGACGACCCAAGTCGAATTGCCTACAACGACGCTCTCGAATGGCACGCAACCATTGGTGAACTCACCAACTACATCAACAACGTCTACTATCCCGACAACGACGACGAGCACGTCACCAACTTCGACGAGCACAACGACAACCGTATTCACAAGTGGAACGACGACAGAGCCTTCTATTGTCACGACAACGAGTGCGCCTGTCACTGAATCAACGATCGTTGAAAGTCTGTCTGAAGAAGCAGACGCAGAAGAGATCGTCACTTATCTTCAAGACTTGACGACAGATGATCTTGCAGACCTAACAGACACGCAGACAGAAGAACTGATCGCAAGCATCGCAGACACAGAACTGACCGATGAGCAGGCAGAGCAGATCGCAGAAGCACTCTCAGACGCACCCGCTGAAGTGAAGCAACAGTTCGAGGAGACGATCAACGTATTCAGTGGACAGTTCGATACGTACGTTCCTGATGGTTCGACGATCTCAGTAGGCGCACGACGTGCTGTCGTCGCTGTGACTGCTGTGTCTTTCTTATTGCCTGCACCCGTACCAACAACTCGAAGGAGAATCTGATGAAAGTCATCAAAGAACTACACGCTCAAATATGGACTATCTGCGGAGTCGCTCTAGTGCTGATCACTCTTAGTGGCGCAACACTGTCGAAAGCCGCATGGACTTTCGGTGCAAGTCTTGCTCTGCACTTCATCGGTGTTCTGTTGACAAGAGACGACGACAACACAGATTGACCCACAGGTTGTTCACAGTTTGTTAGGCTGGTCTGAACTTGTAAAGATCGGACTGATATGCCTGAAGAACAACGTCTGTCTAGTTCTATAAGGAACTACGTCAGATCACACGGCGTACGTGTCTGCGGTGTTCGACGTGCTCTCGATGCACTGAGCGGCGTTGATATAGAAGACTTGAATCAAGCATTGAAAGATCGTTCAGTTACCAACAGATCAATCACGCTTGCGTTGGCTGACAGACATATCGAGATCAGTGTCGACATACTCAAGCGACATCGACGAGGAGAGTGTTCTTGTGAGTCTTAGAGACGACATCGAACGAGAGAACGCATCGACGACAAAGAAACAGTCGCTTGGTCGAATCGCTGAACTACTCGAACGCAACGGCATCGACATCGCTGAAGTCGGTGCTATCAAAAGAGTGTCGCTGTATCAAGCAGTCACGAAAGACAGCGACACTGGTGAAGCGTCAGTACACGATCTCACGGGTATTCAGTTCTCACCAAAGTGGGAGACAGGCCCTGAATGGCCTGTCATTCAACAAGGCCCGCCTGTCAAGATCACTGCATCGAAAGCAACGAAGACACGATCAGGTTGGCCTGTTGCTGTTGTGTTGCCCGATATTCAGTGCGGGTACTTCTCTGCTGTCGACGGTTCACTCGAAGCGATACACGACGAACGAGCGATCTCTGTTGCGTTGTCAATCGTCGCTGACGTTGACCCTGACATCGTTGTTCTCGTTGGTGACAACCTCGACTTCGCTGAACTCGGCAAGTACATTGTGACGAGCGCATATGAACAGACAACACAAGCGACGATCGATCGAGCAACACGACTCGCCGCAGAGATACGTCAAGCCGCACCACGAGCAAAGATCATATGGCTTGCAGGTAATCACGAAGAACGACTACCGAAGTTCTTGTTACAGAACGCCGCCGCCGCTTTCGGATTGAAGCGAGGGAATCTGCCTGAATCATGGCCTGTCATGAGCGTGCCGTATCTGTGTCGACTCGACGAAGTTGATATCGAATATCGCCCCGGTTATCCAGCGTCGTCTGTTTGGATTACTGAACGTCTGCGTGTCATTCACGGTGATCGAGTTGCAAGCGGTGGTTCGACAGCGCACAAGTATCTCGGTCAAGAGAAGTCGTCAGTCGTGTACGGTCATATTCATCGTCGTGAATGGGCCGAACGAACTCGTGAAGATCACGACGGGCCTCGTACTGTTCTTGCGGCGAGTCCGGGTTGCTTGTGTCGAGTTGACGGTGCAGTGCCGAGCACACGTGGCGGTACAGACTTGAACGGCAGACCGCTTGTTCGATACGAAGATTGGCAACAAGGTCTTGCAGTCATACCGTACGACCCTGAATCGGGGAACTTCTGCTATGAACAGGTAGCGATTCACGACGGGTGGGCGATGTACAGAGGCAAGGAATACAAAGCATGAAGCATCAACTGATTCAAGTCACGTGGCATGACGCTCACGCTGTCTCAGAGACGTGGACTACTCGTGAAGAACTTGACAACGAACCCTGCATCGTCACGTCAATCGGATATCTCATAGCAGGCGTGAAAGCGAATCACGTTGTGATCTCGCAGTCGCTGATCTTAGACGAATCGAATCATATCGATCACGTGATCGCAATACCGCATGGCATGATCAAGCGCATTGATCGTCTCAAAGTGTCAACATTGCTACCGCTCGAAAGCGTAGAGAACTAATCAGCGAAACAACTCTTCGTCGCTGATCATCTCACGACGTTGTGGTTGTGGCTTTGACTTGAGTCCGTTGCTTGCAAGAACCCCGCTCAAAGCACCACTCAAGAACAGCGTGATCGGAATCAGAACACCGTCGAGGAACGCTTTGTCGTTCGGTGATTGAGTCATCGGTTGCGTAACGAATACCAATGCCCACAAGACTGCAACGACGATCATCACGAACGTGAAGCAGAGAGCGAGACCGACAGCGAGCACGAGTCGTGCGTGTATTTCTTCGGGTGCGTAACGTTTACGAGCCATTGGTTGTACCCCATACGAGAGTCTCAGAACAGTTGCCTGTTGGTTCACAGATCGGTGGCTTGCACTCTGGCAGTTCCCAATTCGCTGGGTCTTGACACGTGTATCGATACTTCCCGTCGTATCCACACGACGATGCGATAGCACTCAAAGAGAAGAACGCAACGCACGCAAACAATGTTCGAGCAGTACGTTGAGCAAGCATGATCGACAACTGTACTGATCAAGATCGAAAGATCATTGGAAGTTCTTTGCAGAGTTACAACGGATAATCAGCGCAGGTGTCTACGATTCACAGCGATGGCACGTTCAACGAAACTCGCAGACCTCATGGTCAAAGAGACAAGTGGTGTCGATCACCCCGCTCATCTTCACGAAGGTTGGCTAGTTATGAAGTCAGAAGACTTGACTGCAACACTCGATGAAGTAATCAATCCAGCCGCCGTAATCAAGGAGACAAGCATGGACCTCGAAGTCACTGAGACCCCCGCCGCAGAAGTTGAGAAAGCATCTTTCGATGAGGAGATTCGCAAGGAACTCTCCGATCTTCGTAAGCAGTTAGACGACGCACGTCAAGAATCAGAAGTCTTGAAGTCGACTCGTGCTCTTGAGAAGGCTGTCGACTCTTCACACGCTTGGTCAATCTTGCCTGAACTCGACCCCGCTGAGTTCGCACCTGTGTTGTGCGCTCTGCGTGAGACGATGCCTGCTGAAGCACTCATCGTCGAGAAAGTCCTTGAAGCATCGTCACGTGCGTTGCGTGAATCTGATCTCTTGAAAGAGATCGGCACAACTGCATCGAGCAATGGCGAAGACGCATGGACAACCATCTCTGCACAAGCACACGCACTCGTCAGCGAAGGACGAGCACCGTCTTTCGCAAAGGCAGTGACGCTTGTTGCTGAGTCCAACAAAGACCTATACAACCAATACCTCATTGAGAAAGGCCGCTGAACATGGCTTACGAAGGCGCACAGATCAAATTAGGCAACCTCGTTGCCGCCGCTGACTTGTCAGCAAAGCAGTTCTACTTTGTCAAGTTGGCTTCTGCCACGACTGTGAACGTTTGCTCAGGTGTCACTGACAAGCCGATCGGCGTGTTGCAGAACACCCCGACGAGTGGTCAATCCGCTGAGATCGTTCTCTTCGGTATCTCGAAGGTGAGTTCAGATGGAACGACCGCCGCTGGCGATCTTCTCGGAACTTCCGCTGACGGTCAAGCCGCTGTCTACACCTCAAGCGACACCACCAAGTTCGTCTGTGGTCAAGCAATCGAAGCCGGTGCCGCTGGCAACGTCGTCACTGCTTTCATCAACATCACCAACTCACGATTCGTCTGAACTAGAAAGAAGATACAGTCATGGCACAGCCCACTCAGAACCAAGTCCATATCGATGCGGTGCTCACCAACTTGAGCGTCGCATACATGAACGAAGTCGACAACTTTGTTGCATCAAAAGTCTTCCCAACTGTTTCGGTGAACAAGCAGTCTGACTTGTACTTCACGTACTCGCAGGCA